CCTCAGGCGATGTAATCGAACCAACAGCCCCCGTCGAACCGGCAGTCGATGAGGCCGCTCAAGCAGCCGAGGCAGCCGAGGCAGCCGAATGGGACGATGCCGCTAAAGAATTATTCCCTGGTCTGGATAAACCTAAAGAGGAACCTAAAACTGATGAGCAAACCAAGCCCGAAAAAACAGCAGAAGAAATTGCTGCGGAGAAAGACAATCCAGACAACAAAAAACCAGATGCGGAACAAAAACCTAGTGATGATACCGAAGAGGAAGATGCAGCAGATAAACCGGACCCCGAAGCCGCTGCACGCGATGCTCGCCTCGCAGCTCGCCAATCTGCCCAAGCCGTAGATGAAATCAAGAATGAAATCCGTAGCCAGATGTTTGCCGACGTGCCGCAGACTTTGGTCGATGCTGATGGCGACCCCATCAAATCTATTGACGACGTGATGAAACTGCAAAACCCGCGTACCCGCCAAGCGTTTACCGAGGAAGAGGCCGGCATGTGGCTGTTGTCTGCTCAACAGCAGTTTAACCAAAATCTCGCCAATACCGAAAAGCAGATTGAACAAATTGCCGATGTCACTTTAGCCATCAAGGATGAGGCTGACAGCGTTGCTTATGAGTACGGCGAATTACTGAAAGCGATGCCGGAACTGCGCGATGAGATTTGGGCCGATTACCAGGAAACTTTGCAGAAAGACCCCAAGAGCGGCATCATTATCAAGGCTCCGATTTCACTGTCAAAATTCTATGCCCGTCAGTTGAAGCCGTATGTCGATAAGGCATTGTCATTAGAGGACGTCACGCCACCAGCCCCAACACCACCCGCTGCCGGTACTTCGGCCGCACCCGCCAAAGCTGCACCAGCCAACCCAGCTGCCGCCCAAACCGCTGCCGAGGCTGCCAAGGCTGCCAAGCGTGCCGACCGTTCGGACATCTATAGCGGCGGTAAAACTGACGTCGCTGACCCCGAGGCTGATGAGTGGGCTGATGCAGCTAAAGAAGTATTCGGACCAATAAAATAAGGAGTTGAATTATGGCAATTAAATTTTTGAACATTCGCAGCAAGGAAGTCCGCGTCGCGGAAACCGAGCCACAAATCACGGCAATGTGGGCCAGTTCTGACCGCAGCCCTAACATTACCCAGGGCCAGGATTTCGGCTGGCGGCTCGCGCCGGAAGTCGTTGTCGAAATGAAACGCATTAAAACCGACTTCCAAAAATTACAGGAAATTGCAGTCCGCTATAACCTACCTCTGGACGGAGTTGGCGAACCAGAAATCTTGCAGTACATCTCGGAGCAGACCAGCCCCCAGGACGCGCCACTGGCTCAAGAGGGCGATTACAGTGACGAGTATAATGAGGAAATCCGTCGGCTTGAACAAGGCGATGACGATACTACAACGGAAACCGTCACAACCACAACCACGATGACCGTCGAACAATTAGAGGCCGAACTTGCTGCTCGCAAGGCCGCCACTACGACAACCACAACCAGTACGAAAATTCCCACATCCACAACCACAACCACTAAGGTAAAATAGGAAAGTAATTTAATTAAGGAGTTCTATTATGGCAGACGACAAAAGCACTACCACGACCGACGAAACAACCGTAACTAGCCAGGCGTCAGAGATGCCTGTTGTTGAAAAGCAGGGCGAAGTTAGCATCGACAAGGGTGCTGACGCTCACGTTCTCAAAGAGCAAAGCTCCGAGGAACGCCTCGAAGATGCTCGGAATGAGGGCCTAGCCAACCATGCCCGCGAACACGCTAACGACGAGGAAACTCCCGAAGAGCTTGCCAGCAACGACAAAGTTGAAGAGGACAAAGACGCCAAGAAATAATCCTAATAGCTAGGATTGTAAGCACTCGCCACCGTCAAATCGTCGGTCGCATAAGTGTCTTGGGCCATCGAGGGGGAGTACATAAACTCCCCCGTTTGTTTGTCAAATTCCTGTTCGATGGCGCAAAACGTATAGCGCAGGCTGTCGGCCGCGTGGCTTTCGGTTTTGTGTTCCGGCCCCTCGTAATCGCCAGTTAAGCCATTGAACTTTCGTTTATACAGAGTAGTTTTTCGGATGAGGTCGATGGTCGTGTCCTCGTTAATTTCGACGCCTGGCAATTCCTCGGCGACACGGCTGATACCGTCCTCAACCGGCTCGCGGCGCAGGACGCTACTGTTTATTAACCCGTAATCCCGTAGTTTCTCAATGCGCTCAATGGCGTCACTGTCTCGAACGTGGGCGTCGTGTGGGAAGAAGTGCCAGCCGTAGTTGTAGGGCTTGGCTAGGACGAACGCGACAGTCGCTTTGTTGGCGACATCGTGGGTTTCAAAGTAGTCGATGATACGGACTTTTTTCTTGATGAGCTGGAAGAATACGATGGCCGTACTATCGCTCATACCTAGGTCCCAAGCCGTATAGACGGGGCTGCCATTGACGTATGGATAGTGGCCGATACCGCGTCGTTTTCGCAACTGTTGTAGAATATGCGCGTAGTACGCCGTCGAGCTGGCCTGACCCCAGTCGCACAGGAATTCCTGTCGGAAGAAGAAATCATTGCCGTTTTTGGCGATAGCTTCCTGGCGCAACTCTTCGAGCTGGATGTCACTCAAATATTCTTTAGCGGTAATTCGGCTGGCGTATTGGGTTGTGTCGCCAGCTATCATCTTAGCGGCTGCGCGGTCGAACAAAGCCTTGAACGTACCACCGGAGATGCCGTCGATTTTCGGGGTACTTTGAATAATAATTTGTCCACCGTTGACAGCGATAATCGGTCGGATAACATCGAGGGCCGCGCTCGGAATATCAACAAACTCGGAGAAGATGTAGAGCTTGGCGTTCGCACCACGCAGGCTGTCCGGTTCAGTCGCACCCATGATTTGAAAGGTCGAACCGTTCTTGAGCGTGATACGCATATTGGAGTTGTCCTGGCGGGCAATCAGGCTGGCCGGAATATGCTCGATAGTTTTGAAGCCGTCGTTCTCGACGTTCTCCCAAAAGGAGTTTTTACCCTGTTCCTTGGTCGGGAATACCAGCACCACGTTCATCGGACTTTCAACCATCTTCTTGACGGCATAACCGAAGCCAGTGAAGTCTTTTCCACCACGCCGCGCCCAGCACCAAATGTTCATAATCGAGCCATTGTCGAGGGCTGTGAGAGCTGCGGCCTGATACCAGCGAGGTAAAAAATTAAGAGGGATGAGCATGTTGCAATTCTAACATAATCGCTATTGCTTATGTGCTACGTTTCCGATTATACTTTAAGTGTCAATACAGGACACGACATTAGCAAATTTTAACGAGGATTACTCACTATGGCATACGGTACAAAAACCGCGAATATCATGGACATCCCGTTGAGCATTAGCTCGGTGTTTACCCCTTATGTGGGCGACAACGGCTACAAGTGGGACGGCCTGAACTCTGTTCGTGTCCTCTCTATCGCCAACGGTACTCTGTCAAACTACGACGAAACATCAGCTACCGCACCGTTTGGCGCACCTAGCCTGGTCGTTCCTGTCGAGCAAGTCCTAACACTGGCCTACAACAAGTCAATGTTACTGCGTATTCAGCGGACGCAAATCCAGGATATTCCTGTCGGCAATTTCAGCAAGCAGGTTGCTCTGCAACAGTGTGAGCAGGTATTCGTACCAGCCCACGACGCCTACTCGCTCGGCAAAGTCTTTGCCGCTCGTCCAGCCAGTAACGTCACAGCTGTTGACAGCACCCGTAAAGACCAGGGTTTGCAGACTATGATTAACAAGGCTCGCACCGGCGGTGCTTCGATGACCAGTCTTGTTCTTTGGGTCACATACACCCTGTCTGCGCTCATCCAGGACACCATCAACTTTACAGGTTCCGACGCCGGCTACACCGCTGGTAAGAACGGCTACCTTGGAAAAGTCGCTGGCGTACCTGCGGTCGAAATCCCTGACCTCTACTTCTTCGCTGGTGTTTCAGCTTTGGTCGCTGATAAGCGTGCGCTTATCAACGTCACGCCAAAGATGGACCCGAAGAATGGTGGCATGACAGTCATCGACCCAGTTCCACAGTTCTCTGGTATCGAAATTCAGCTCCGCGACCGTAGCGATACATTCGTCCTGAACAAGAAAGCCAACACCGTCGCAACACTCGAAACTGCTGCTTCCACTACTACTACAACCTGATAGGCTAAGTAAGTAGCGTGAAACTGATATTGGCACAGCCAGCCATCCAACGCTTTCAATGGGAGTTGGATGTGCTGCTTACCAATATCAGGCAGTTTTCGGACATGGAAATCATCCTGTTGTTCACGGAACACGATTTTACCGTACCCGCTTACTTTCGCAAGAAGTACGGGTGCGGTATTTTCACTTTTACGGACCGGCGCGATGATACCAGTTACATCCCGAGTGTCCGGCCGTGGTTGCTTTGGCAATATTTCAACCAGCATCCGGCGGCCACAGCCGAAACGTACTTTTACATAGACAGCGACATCGTATTCCGCGAGTGGCCAGATTTTGCGACATTAGATTTGCAGCCAGATACCATCTACGGGGCCGATTGCAGCGGCTACCTTTCGCACGATTACCTCGCTACAGTCGAGCATGGGCCGGACATCATTCAGCGCATGGTTGAAATCGCTGGCATAACGACCGAGCAAATGAAAGGCGTACCTGGAATTGGGGCGCAGCTCGTTTTCTCGGGATTGCCGGCTGATTTTTGGGAACGCTCGTATCGTGATAGCAATGCTATTTACCACATGCTTGAGCGGACTGGCGGCAACGTGCAGAAATGGACGGCCGAAATGTGGGCGCAACTTTGGGGCTGGGTGCGCGAGAACAAAAAAATTGTTCAGACTGATGAGTTGGCATTTTGTCTGCCAACCGATGACATCAAGCGGTGGGACGAAGTGAAGATATTACACAATGCCGGCGTAACCGGACCAGGCAAATTATTCTTCAAGGGTCAGTACGACCACACCTCGCCCCTCGGCAAAGATTTCAACTACGTCCCGAAAGACAAGTGCAGCAGTAAATATGTGGAAGCAATGGCAAAAGTGATACTATAAAGGCATAAGGATTTTATCAAATGGCAGACTACGATTTTCTCTCGGTAAGTAATGGAAGCGGCGAACCAGCCCTCATGCACGTCACTGGTACTGGCCGCGTCGCCGGTGCGACCAGCATCCCTGTTGATAGCACAACCAACGTACCCGCAAAATTCATCGGAGCTTATGGGACATTAGCCGCTACCGGCTTCATCGACCCCACCACGATACGAAGTTTCAGAGGCCACCCGTCCGGCTTGAATATTATCATCGACGCATTTGAGGCAGGCGCGGGAACCGACCTCGGCAACACTGCCGGCCAGGTCGTCGTCATCAAACCAGCTACCGGCTGGGCTGACCGCGTAGCTACGTTTATCAAAAACGTCACGGGCAACGGCTCGGTTGTCGAGGGATTGTTTCTCAACGCTTTAAGCGTCCTCGGCACTATCAACGCCCAGGTTTTAACACTGACTGGCAACCTGACCGTTGGAGGAAACTCGACTATTAGTGGAAACCATGTCGTCACTGGCACTTCTCGGACTACCGCTGCCACTATCCCTAGCATCGCTACCATTACACCATCGGTACAAATTTATAGCGTAACTGCTCTAGCGGTGGCCGCTACGGTCAACATCCCGAGCTTCTCTCCGGCTGATGGCATGAGTATGATTCTACGAATAAAAGACAATGGCACTGCTCGGGCATTGACTTGGGCTGGTGGCTATAGCAACGTGAGTGGCCTCGACACGCCAGCTGCAACGATTGCTGGGAAACAATTAACTGTTGGTGCTATGTATAATTCCGCGACAGCCAAGTGGGAAATACAGGGCATCAACCAGAGCGCGTAGGAGCTAACTGATGGGATTTTGGCAAGGCTCCGTACCGATTACCGGAACCGGCTCTGGCGCTGCGTATCTTGAACTAGATACGCAGGTCTATCAGACCGGCGACTACGGTTGGGACATTGGATTCCAGTTTTGGTATAGAGTACGAAACGGCTACAATGTTGGACGCAACGCCCGTGGTGGCGGTAACTTCGGCTGGTCAAATGGTGGCCCGTGGGACACCGATTCCTCGTACCCAAATGACTTTGAAGTTTTCGGCAGCTCATTCCATATCGGCCTCGATGCTAATGGCTACGCCTCTTACTCCTTAGATGGTGCTATCGACCTGGATTTCAATAGTCCATATAGCACGCTTACGGTTGCCGGTAGCGAGAGCTTGCCTCGTATCGGATTGGCTCCACCGATTACAAGCCTGATAGCCGATAACGTCAAAACAACTAGCGCCCGCATTGGTGCTGAAATTGGTAGCTATGGCCACGGTACGAGTGCCGCATTTGAGGCATACTATCGTGTAGCTGGCGTCGGCGGTTATCTCAGCCTCGGTGTCCAGGGCGATGTCGGTGGCTACAATTATTGGAACATAACGGGCCTGACCCCAGGCAAGACATATGAATACTATGTTCGGTGCTACAACAACAACGGCGACCAATCACAAACAGGGGCGCAGACGTTCAAAACAGTCCCAGCTTCGGGTATGATAAGTATAATGAAAGGAACAATGTAGTGGATAATTCTACCGTACCACTTGCCGCTATTGGGCTAGTCGCTACGATACTGGCCGTCGTCGTGACGCCATTATTCACGCTGCTCAAAAATGCTACTAAGGCTCAAGAGGCCAACACTCACGCCCTCGAAAAGATGGCGTTATCTACCGACAAAGTAGCGGCCGCAACCGTTATTGGCAATGATGAAGCCAAGCAACGTAACGGACATCTAGGCGAACAAAATGTCCAAATAACTGAACTGATTATGGGTCAGAATAAAGACATTTCTTCTATCAAAACTGCCACCGAAATAACTGCTTCCACTAATATGAAAGTTGCTCAAATTTTGAGTAAGTCGGCACTCATTGCTGCCGAGGACAGAGATATATTAACTGGCGGCAACCAAGTAGTCCACGAACAAACCGTCGAACACCAGACCGTAAATAATTCTGTAAACGAAACGTAAGGGGTACAATAAAGCTTATGGAAACAATGGAATTTATGCGCGGGGACGGGGCTGACCACACGTTTGCAATACCTACATCAGCATGGACAGCTGGCTCGCGATTATTCTTTGCAGCCAAACCTCTTATCGACGACGACACGACCGATGCTGCCGCTGTTATCCAGGGCAACTGGGGCGATGAAGCCGTAACGGACGTCACGCTGACAATCGGTAACGTGGCTACGCCCTGTAAGCGCTATGCCTGTCACTTCCCTGGCAGTGCAACTTCTAGTACCGCGAGCGATGGAGCAGAGAGTGTTGATTTACAGGGAGAGTTTCAACTCGTACCTGTAGTCGGCGACCCAATAACATTCCCTGGCGCTGGCGATGAGCGTATTCCGGTTGCGCTTTACTTCGATATAAAGCGGAAAACGGTAGTCTAACATGACAGATTTTATCCTCAAGGGAGATAACGGCACACCGGTCGTTATCGGTACTTCTAATGGTACGCCATTTCTCGTAAGTGGAGCTATCCGCGGACCGCAGGGTGTGGCTGGTGTTGACGGTGCGCCTGGCCCAACTGGTCCTACTGGACCTATTGGATTAACCGGCCCCAAAGGATTGACTGGCGCACAAGGTGTTACTGGCCCGCAAGGTGTCGCCGGAGCAACTGGCCCACAAGGTAATCCTGGTGTTGCCGGTGCAACAGGTGCAACCGGTGTCGGTACTACTATCAACAAATTCCGCTACGGCCAAGCCAATCTATCTGGCTCGGGCTTGTCGGCGCTCACGGGACTCGTCAACGGCTCCAACGCGGTTTTCACTGTACCGCTCGGGGTGTACGCTCCAAGCTCGTTACAGGTCTACCTGAACGGTGTCCTGCAAGTCCCTGGCGACGCCATCACTGAAACCACTCCGGCGAGTGGTATTTTCACATTTGCTACTGCTCCAGTAACCGGCGACCAAATCTACGTCGTTTATCAAAATACCACGTCATCGAGCCTCGACCCCGTATATAGCGTGGTGGCCGGAACGAATATAACCGTCAACAATACCGACCCAAAGAACCCAGTCATTAGTGCTGTATCTGGTGCGGGTGCAGCCGACGCGACCACGACTGCCAAAGGTATAGTCCAACTGGCGGGCGACCTCGGTGGCACTGCTGCTGCGCCAACCGTTCCAGGGCTAGCAAACAAGCAATCCACTCTCGTATCTGGCACAAACATCAAGACAATCAACAGCACCAGCCTACTTGGTAGCGGCGACATCGCTATCTCTGGCGGGGCTACTGACGCCACTACCACTGCCAAAGGTATTGTTCAATTAGCTGGCGATTTGGGCGGTACGGCAGCCCTGCCAACTGTCCCAGGACTGGCAAACAAAGAACCGACTATTGCAAGCGGTACTACTGCTCAATACTATCGCGGCGACAAAACGATGGCGACATTGAATCAAGACGCCGTACCCGACGGCACGACTAATAAGGCTTACACTGCCACCGAACAAACCAAGTTGTCTGGTGTTGCTACTGGTGCAACTGCCAACAGCACCGACGCTATATTAGAGGCTCGCGCCAACCACACGGGTACGCAGTTGGCTGCTACTGTTTCAGATTTCTCTGCTGCCGCAGATGCTCGTATTGCTGCCGCAGCCTCTACCGGTACAGGTTCTTTGGTGCGGGCGACCTCGCCAGCCCTCGTGACGCCAACGGGTATTGTTAAAGGCGACGTCGGCCTCGGCAACGTCGATAATACATCGGACGCCACTAAAAATGCCGCCGCTGTCGCGTTGACTAACAAAGACCTGACTGGCCTTGGAAACACGTTTCCGATATTCAATCAAAGCACTACCGGTAATGCCGCGACTGCTACTGCTCTACAGACTGCTCGAACTATTGCTGGTGTATCGTTCAACGGTAGTGCCAACATAGCCATCGCCAGCACAAACTTATCTAATACAGCCTCAATCGCTTTGCTGACCAGTACACAGACGCTTACGAATAAAAGAATCACTCAACGCGTCCAGTCGCTCACTAGCTCGGCTACGATTACTCCGGCTGGCGACACCAACGACCTCGTATTTGCTACAGCCCAAGCTGCTGCGTTCACACTGGCTAACCCGACCGGTACGCCGACTGACGGCCAGGACTTGCTTATCCGCATCAAGGCAACCGCTGCCTACGCTATCACTTATGGGACGCTCTACTTGTCATCCGGCATCTGTACTTTGCCGACCACTACAGTGTCAGGCAAGACAATCACACTCGGCTTCATTTACGACGCTACCGCTGTTAAATGGGGGCTGATGGCACTCGACGCTACGGGCTACTAGCATGGCATTAGCAATACCTCAATCGACATCAGCCGGATACGCTTTTGCTCCTACTCCGGTATTACCAGCGTTCGCTAGTGCCGTTGGTACTGGTAGTATTATCATAGCTGGTTTCATTATCGGTATTAACGGTACGGCCGACACGATGACCAGCGTGACTGATAATTTCAGCAACACCTATACTCGTATCGGTTCACAGCATATCGGCGCCGACTACCTATCGGTGGAAGTATGGGCGGCCGTCAATGTCACGGGCGGTAGTAGCTTTGTCGTAACCGGCCACGAGAGTACCAGCGATGTCGTTGGTGCTATTGCATATGAGATAACTGGTGCTGCAACATCATCGGCTACCGATTTATTCGTCACTAAAGCTCAAGACTACGGGACAGCCGCTTTCTCGATGTCAATTACAACGACCAATGCCGCCGATGCCCTGATAGCCTTTTGTGGAGCTGACAGTCTAACCACATGGACATCTGACGCTACTTGGGCGAACACCAAAAATACCAACACCAACTTAGGGTTTCTGGCTCAAACGAAAATCCTGTCGGCAACGGGGGCAAATACTTGGTCAATCTCGTCGGGTGCAAGTAAGGGTCTGGCGGGGTTAATCGTTGCGTTCAAAGAGGCTGCCGCAACGACCACGACCACGACCACAGTTGCCGCTGCGAATGTTAAGGGACAATTTTTTCCATTCATGGGACTTTGAGATAGAATAAGGATAAGAGGAAAATTATGGCACAGAAGAAAATCCAATCAGTACAAATCGAGGGCGGCTCTGGTGGAGGCGGTACTGGTGGTACGAATCTTGATGGAGGTGCAGCAACAACTAACTACGGTGGCACGACACCGATAACCGGAGGAACAGCATAATGTCAGTACAAATACAACTTCGTCGGGACACTGCCGGTAACTGGGCAACCGCTAATACTATACTCGCCTCGGGCGAACTCGGCATTGAAACCGATACCGGTAAATTCAAAATCGGTACGGGCGCAACCGCATGGAACGCCCTGGCCTATGCAGGCGGTAGTGGTGGTGGTTCATGGGGTAGTATTACCGGCACGTTAGCCGACCAGACTGACCTTGCTAATTCGCTGTATAATCTCACAAATACTAAAGCCGGCAATGGAGTAAACTCTGACATCACACAGCTGACTGGATTGACGACGGCTCTGACAGTGGCCCAGGGTGGTACTGGCTCCGTTGGATTGCCAACTGGACGTCTATTGACGGGTAATGGCACGCTGCCTGTTTACGGTGGACCATACGCACCAACCGGCCTGATAGTCGGCACAACCGATGTTCAGACATTGAGCGGCAAGACAATCTCTGGCGCGAACAACACCATTACGGCTATCGACATCGCATCATTAAATGTTTCAGGAACCCCTAGTTCGACCACATTCCTCCGTGGCGACGGAACCTGGGCGACGCCAGCTGGCGGTGGTACTGGTGGTGGCGATGCGCTCACAACCAACCCACTCTCACAGTTCGCAGCGACCACATCCTTGCAGCTCAAAACTGTCCTAACCGATGAAACTGGCTCCGGTGCAGCCGTATTTGCTAACTCTCCTGCGCTCGTAACTCCTGCGCTTGGTACGCCTACGGCCGCCGTCCTAACAAACGCTACTGGCCTGCCACTCTCGACCGGTGTCACTGGCCAGCTGCCTGTCGGAAATATCTCGGCTACTGGAACTCCGTCAATATCGACCTATCTACGCGGCGATGGCGCTTGGGCCACTCCTGCTGGTGGTACTGGCTCGGGTACATACGATGAACCAGTCGTTATTGTGGCCGCTGCTGGTGCGCCTGCGTCCTGGGTTACGGCCGCAGATTACGTCTGCGACGGTACATCAGATAACGTCGAAATCAACGCCGCTCTCGCAGCTACGAAGTCTACCGGAACTCCTGTCGTATTGTCCCCTGGGACATTCAATATTTCCGCTCAAGTCCTCCTGACAGGAACCGGCAATGTCGATACTGGTGTTACCCGCGAACTGCGCGGCTGCGGCATGGACACGACCATCCTGAATGTCGCTTCTGGCGTCAATGGTATCGGCATGAACGATACGGTTAAGGTAAATATCCACGACCTCGGCTTAATAATCACTGGTACAAGCAATGGCTTTACATCGGTGGCCTCGACGACTACTCCGTGGACTTCATTCTGGCTATCCAGCTTCCGCAACATCCGCATTAGCGGGCCATTTAGCTCGGCTCACTCTGGCTGGGGCATGAAACTCGGCAGTCCATTCCGCTCTATATTTGAGAACATCGAAATGTCTGGTGTCCGTAACGGCCTGCAAATCTACACCGAATACGCCAACCAAAATCCAGGCGACACAACATTTAACCGTATGTTTATTGAACTAGCTGGTGGTACTGGAATCGCCTACTACTTATACGGCGCAGTCAATGCTGACTGTACGATGAACCAGTGCGTATTTACAATGTGTGAAGCTATCGCCGACGGTTCAGCTGGTACAGTAGGTATCCAGCTCGACGGCAACGGCCTCGGCTCTGCTAACTGGAATAAATTTCAAGGTATTAACCTCGAACAGTTTGATACGCTCATCTGGGTCAAGGGTGGCAGCGAGGGAAACCGCTTCGACTGCAACTACATCGAGCCTCGCCCAAATACCGGAACCGCATTTAAGTGTAGCTCTGGCTCTAGCAACAACTCGTTCTCGGCAGCGTTCGTCTACTGCGGCTCGGCTCAGACGCTCATCAACGACGCCAACACGACTGGCGAGAGTAACTGGTTCCAGCAAATCAAATTACTGGCCGACAGCGGCTCGAATGTGACGATTACAAAAGCGGCTTCCAGCGTGATGTTCCACAATATCAAATCTGGCGCTGGCATTGTCGGCGCTGGCTTCCCTGCTTAATGGTATACTGAAAGCATAACAGGAGTTCCAACATGGCTATGAACGGCATCGACATCAGTTCTTATCAGGGGTCACTCGACCTCAATAATATCAGTTACGATTTCGTACTCATCAAGGCCACAGAGGGGGTATCCTACGTCAATCCGATGTGTGATACGCACTTCCAAGAGGCCAAGGCCGCCGGCAAGAAGCGGGCGCTCTATCACTTCACAAACTTCGGTAACCCGATTGCCGAAGCTGACTTCTTCGTGGACAACTGCGCCGGATATATCCGTGATGCAATTTTTGTCCTCGATTGGGAGGGGTCAAGCGTTGGAGCGACTGACTGGGCCTTAGAATTTCTGCAACATGTTGAAAGTCGAATTGGCTATAAGCCGGCAATATACATGTCAGAGTGGGTAGAAAATCACTACGACTGGACGGCGGTTGTGGGAAATGACAATGGGCTTTGGATAGCCAAGTATTCCGATTACGAAATTGACAATAACTATGATATGTCCGGCGCAGGCCAGCCGCCAAACTTACTGCACTGGCCTTTCTACTTTATGTGGCAGTGGACATCGAAAGGACGGCTCAATGGATATGCAGGCGATTTGGACTGCGATATTGCGTACCTGGACGCGCAGCAATGGGACTTATACGCGGGCTTCCAGCAGCCTACGACAACGACGACTACGACGGAAGCACCAGCAGTTGAAACAAGTACGACTACGACTACGACGGTGGGAAACCCTGTCCCTGACCAAACAGATACACAACATCAAGCTGCGGGACCGACTACGACGACAACAACAACGGTTGCAGCGGGAACTACGGTCATCAACGACCCGATGCGGCCAACGACCACACCAATAGATTACCCGCCAGTAGACGACCCGCCGGTTAATATACCTGTGACGGTTAATACCCCAAAGGTCGTGGTCAATTCGCCGCGCCCTTTCGAGTTGCCACCCGCAGTGACTACACAAATATCACTATTCGAGGCCGTCGGGCGGCGGGCGTTCAATACGTTCTGGCAGGCGTTCGTGGCCACATTCGGGGCTAGTTTGACCGGCGTGGCATCGGGTGTACTAAATATTTATTCGTTCAGTGATGCTAAAGCGTTTGCGCTATCTGTAGTGGTTGCGGCCTTGGCCGCTGCGCTATCAGCACTGAAAAACACATTAAATCCACCAACCGAAGTAAAAGGAGTAATTAAATGAACCAACTATTAAGAATTGGATTTGCCATCGTTATTGGCGTCCTCGTCACAGCATTACTGGAATGGCTGACACCAGTGCCTCACACTATCGACATTTTGGCCGGTATCGTTGCTGCGTTTATCGCCTACAGCGCGTACCCTTGGAACGGTAGGCCCGTGGTATAATTCGACCAGTATTTAGATACTAAAAAAGAGGGTTTCCTGCCTGTGGGAAGCCCTCTTTTTTATGCAAAGAAAAAGTCGATGGTTGCTCGCTATCGGGGCAAATTGTCAAACTTCCAATGGCAATATCGACATAAGATTTTATAATCTAATCTATCTTTTTTATATTCGCCACTAATATTTGCAAACTGCAAACTTGAATTGTCGCCGGCCTGCTTACAATTTTCACATTGTGTTTTGGAATAGTTATCTTGCAGCCAATGATGAACGGCTTTATAAGCTGGGCTATATGCACGATGCTTATACTTCCCACTGGCGTAATATCGCTTGCAATATTCCTTATGACATTCACGACATCGACCGCTCTTATTTTTCCCATAACTTTCCGGTCTACGGTTGATATGTCCTTTTGAGCAGAGGTTGTTGTCCATAAAAAAAGTATAGCGGAGTAGTGTGTTGCTCGCAACTCCCCACTACTGATTCCGCTACACTTTAACACCGCCGGAACTCCATCCGACTAGCTGTTGGCGACGCTATGAAGCTTACATTTACCCTGGTCGGTCGAAACCTTAGAGGATTTATTGAACGTCTTGTTGCTGTAAAGCGACGTTACCGCCAACATACTTATGCTATTTTACCTATTTGCCATAAAACCTCAAGTAGTTCGAGCTATTGAATTGAGCATCAGTGTTATAGATGCGCTCCATCTCGCGGATGTACCCGATACGGTCAGGCTGGGCGGTGCGGATGGTCTTGGCCAACTTCTCTTCCATGCGTTTGTGATTGTAGTTATCGGTACTCTGGACGGCCAGGAACGCCGTTCCCAGGACGTATGGGCGGGCATTGTCGCCAAAGGCTTCAATAATATCCTCACATTCATCGAGGCGCGTATCGAGCAGCCGTTGTTCGACCATTTCAAGTTGGCCGATGCGGAAGTTGTAGCGGGCTTTTGAGCCGCGTTCCATGAACTCCAAGATGATTGTCGGCGGCAGATTACGAGCCTCATACGTCTTTACGAACTGGACGTATGCCGGTACGCCCGAGCTGGCGTAGCTGTACGCATAATCGAGTAGCGACCAGGTGCGCTGCAACGCGTTCAGTAGCCGCGCGTCGTCGATAGTCAGGCCAGGTACGACCATAAAAAATACTGACTGGCCATTTAGCTCACTTGCCTTGAGGCGGTGTTGGCCGTCGATGATTTCGTATTTCTCGTTAAGCAGCACTGGGCGGGCTGGTCGCAGGTGCGGGCGGTCACTCATCGACTGCGCGAGATGGGCGACGTGGCTCTGGACGACCGGACGGTTGTGTTTGAGTAGCTTGAAAATGCTATAGTCGTCGGTTTCCTGGATATTGGTTACTTCGCTTATGGTCGTGGTTTTGGTTGTGGTGTTGTTTGAAAGTGTCGCCTGTGATGACATTTCGATTTCTCCTTATTCTTCCGTCGGTACGTCTGGCGTATCGACTGGTTCTTCATTGCTTAATGGATTTTTCTTGAACTGTTTTTGGCCCCACAGTTTGCCTCTGTTTTCGGCTAGTGTGAAGAATACATATTTGTTTTCGCCGTCCTCAATCTGATACTGGACTAAAATGCCCTGGTTTTCCAAATCTTTGAGGGCAATTAAAACGTCGTGCGGTGGGTAGCCAGCCGTCCAGTTCGATAGGTATTGTTCCTCGAGGTCAGTTTCTTTCTTGGCCAGCTGTCGGAACGAGTAGATCAGCATAGCTTCGAGGTTTTTAATGGCCTCTCCGAATTCCCAGGTGGCCGGCGTGGTCAATGGAACGACCTTGCCGGTTTCTTCGTCCGGTTCGCTGATGTAGCCGAGTTCCTGGGCGTGCCAGATGGCTGTGTTGATGTTGATTGCCGGCATCGACAGCATCTCGATTATTTGCGCGAGCGTGTGGTCGGGATATTCCCGAACTAAAAACGTGACCTTGGCTGCGTTATCGACCACTGATTGCGGTATGCCTACTATTTTTTTATTCATTACCATCCCCCATTACTTAAATTAGTATCGCTTCTATCCAGTGACGCTCCGAGTATTACGCCCTCGGGGATGTCCCCTTGGATGTCGTGTACGTTGGTCAGGGCGAATGTTTCCGTGACCAGCTCTTCTTTGAGTGCCAATTCGAGGTAGTCGAAGAATTCTTTGTCCGGCTCCACGCGGATGATAGCGACCTTTTTAGTGTTGAAATTAACAGCGACATAATCACACCAGTCACGGCCAGAGGCAAATAACTGACCCTGGATTTGCTTCCAGTGTTTGTCGGGGACGCCGTTGATGAGGACGTCCGTGAAACTGTTGTCTTTGAGGATTTTGATTTCAAGTAGTCCGTCGTCAGAAACCGTCCGGTCCGGCGAGGCCACAAAATACTCGTTGTACCAGCAGCCACATTCGGCGCAGGTGTTGCCTGTGATTTTCTCATACTGTAACCTCGCAAAATCTTCGTAGTCGATGCCATCTTGCATCGCTGAATTAACATAGGTTTCAAAGCTCGTGCCGAACTGACGCTCGAACATCAGCTCTTTTTCATAGTCGAGGCGAGCCTTGAGCGGCTTCCCCGCGCCGCTCTTAGCTTTACTGACAGACAGCCAATCGACTAATCGAGATGACCCGATTTTGCCGCGCCGGATAGTGAACCACTCTGGCGACCTTTGCGGTCCATCGAAATATTCAAATTTCATTGCTTCATCTCCTTTCCGCCTACAAATGATTGTGCTTCTTCTTCTGTTAAATCATCTGCTTTACAAAAACGTAAAGCGTAAACAGTATTTCTATGCTTGAACATAAAATCTAATTCAGGCCGTATGCTCCCATTGTTAAGTTCCGCTTCCTCGAAAACTTTAGCTATGTCATTACCAGCTTTGGTTAATCTTACGCCGAATCCATTGTCCATGATTATTTCCACGCGTCCGGTATACCGGCAGCTATGTCAGCTTGAGTTTCGTTACCAGTGACCGGCGCAGTAGTGTCCTGCTTTGGCATCAGGTCCTCACGCAGCTTTGGCTCGTAGCCGTATACATTTTTGTCGATGCTTTTCTTGGTCGAGCCGTCGGCAGCCTGGTAGGTGCGGTCGGGGCTTGGGTACACCGTGAACCAGAGTTCAGCAGTACCAACGAATTTGTCATTAAACAGCTTCACGATTTCATCAGTGTCGCCACAGTTAATGACGGCAGCGCGGATAGCTGACTTTTCCTCGTCGTTCTTACCTTGATGGACAGCAATTTGGCTCAGTGTGTTGAAGCTGTAGTTTGCGGCTTTCTCGGTAGAAAACCACACACGAGCGGTATCTTCCTCTTCGTTTTCGCCAAGCACTGTCAGCTCTATATATTCC